AACTACTTTAGGTTCAACTGGAGTTTCAACTGGTTGTTCAACTACTTCAGGTTCAACTGGTTGCTCAACTTTAACTGGAGTTTCAACTACTTCAGGTTTAACTGGTTGTTCAACTACTTCAGGTTTAACTGGAGTTTCAACTGGTTTAATTACTTTATTTATAGGTGAAGGTGTAGAACCTGTTGATCCACCTTCTCCTAATATAAAAGGCATACCACCAACAACTAAAGTTCCACCAAGAACTGCGATTGCAGGTAACATTTTATTCACTTATATATTATTAAGATGTTTAATTTAGTTGAAGAAACTTATAAAAATAAACTTGAAAATAATTTAATTAAATCTGCTCAAATAAAAGATTCATGGTTTTCTTTAATATTTAATATAGTATCTTTAAGTTTAGTTTTAGGAAGTTTTATTTATTTTTTATATGCTTCATATAATCCTAATCCACCTGAAGCTCCACCTAATATAAAATTTACAGCAGTTCCATGGTTAAACGCTGTAAAAAATGTCCAATCATCAGAACAATATGGACAATTACCTAAAACTGAAATTGGAAGTAGTATACAGGGGTTTGAGTATAGATCAAGCACAGCAACGTTTTAATGAATTAAAAGGACAACCACAACCTATAATTAAACCTAAGAGAAAATTAAAGAAATGAATTCATCCGCATATACACAATTAAAAAAATCATTAAGTATTGCAAAAGCTTCAAAAATACAATATACAAATAATAAAGTTTCTGTTGAATTTTTAAATATTGGTATTACACCATGTATAATAAATAAAAATCAAATTACTTATACGATACCAAAATGCATATGTCTCTTAACAAAAAACAGGTAATATAAATAATAATGTTATCATTACTTTGGGTATTTATTGGATTTATTACAGGATTATTTATTGTATCTATATTTGAACCGCCATTTAGAACTATACCAAGTTTACCTGTACCAAATGAAACTAATATATTTCGTACTCAAAAAGGTGGTTGTGTTAATATAATTTCAGAAGATATTGAATGTTCTGATAAAGCTATTTCTTTAGGTTTAATAAATGATAAGTAATTTACTTCATAATCCAAAATCTGAATTTTTCTTTTCATTTTTAGTTGGTATAGGTTTATCTATAATGTTATTTCATAGACCTCTAAAATGGCAAAAAATCTTATCAATGAAACCATCAGATATTGATGGTAAAATTGTTAAATCAAATGGTAAATGTGTAATTTATCGCGTAGAGGATAGTTCTTGTGATTTAGTATCTTCTAAATAAAATATAAAATGGATTCAACTGATTTATCTGAACTTTTAGCAAATGCTCCTGTTCAACAACAACAATTTGCTCCAATGACAGGTGGAGGTGATCCATTTAGTAATCCTATAACACCACCAATGCAAACGAAACCTGTTGTAGATTATACACCACAATTTTCTATGTTAAGATATTCTTTAAAAAATTTATTTAGTTATTTTTCTTATTTTTTAGCAGCATTTATAATATCATTAAGTACACCAAGAACTTTATTATTACAACATATTCCTAATACTTATACAACAGGTGGTGTAGTATCATATTCAGGAGCAGCAGTTTTAGGTATATCCGCCGTCGTATTATCATACATATTTACAGCTGTCTTCCATACATTATTCTAAAGATGGATTTTATTGATAATTTGCGCCGTGCTTCATTAGGTGCAAGACTTGATAATTTTGCATATTTTTATCCTAATATTATTGTAGGTGCTGGATTTATGTTAACACCTGAATTTATGCATGAAAATTCAATTACACATGTAATTAATTGTGCATTTGAAGAACATTCGCCTGTTTGGTTTAAACAAATATATCCTGAAAAATATGTTTGTTTAAATGCTTTAGATGGTGATGTAGATATTTTACAATGGTATCCAAAATTTAAAGAATATATGGATAAATTTATTAAAGATAAAGAATCTAATAAAATTTTTGTTCATTGTCAATGGGGTATGAATCGTAGTGGATTTTTAACATTAGCATATGTATGTAAAGAATATAATTTAACAATGAAACAAGTTATGGTAAATACTTTATGTCAAAGACCATGTTTATATCAAAATAGACGTTTTCTAAAAGATGTTTCTTGTATGTTAAATAATGGATAACTCTGTATGGTCTTCAAGTGGTGCACAATCTATTATGGGGCCATCATATAGTTATGTAGATCATATACAAAGTCCATCAGCACTTGGTGTTGGTTCAGATGGTTCAATGTCACAAATTGCTAGAAATACTGAAGGTATTATACAATATGTACAATATTTAATTAGTGGTCCAGCATTAGGTAATCGTTTTTTTATTAAAACTGGTGGAACATGTAAAGCACCTGATGGTTCTACACAAACAAGATCAAATTATGTTAATAATGTAACTGATGCTGCTGATATTTTACCTGAATCAATGCGTCGTGATTTAGGTGGTTTAGCATCAGATTTTAATGGTTTAATTCCTGGTATGATACAAGATATAGAAGGATTAAATCCTCTAACATTATTTAATTCATTATCTGTAGATTCTATACCAACATGTGAATGTTATTCATGTCCTGTATCATCAGGTGTAGGAACAGCATTTTTGAATACTACTTTATCACCCGATTATGATCCTGATTTATGCCAAAAAGTTGATCCATCAGCATGTAAAACGCAAGAAGGATTTGAAAATTCTGAAAGTTTAAAACCTTTAATAATTGCTTTAATACTTTTAGGAATTATACAACTCATTTAAAATTGAAAAAACATTAAAGAGTATAAACATGTCTGATTCATTTCGTTTGAAACGTTCACGTGAAATTAAACAGACAAATTTAGGAGGAACATTAGATTCTGTTCATCAAATTACATTACAATCATTAAAAGATTCAGAAACTGATCGTGAATTTTTATTACAAACTATAAAAGAACTTGAAGAATCTAATGAAACAGATGAAAAAAAATGTATAGAAAATTATACAAAATTACAATTATGTAAACAAAAATTAAAAGAATATGAATCTACAAAATCATATTTTACAAAAAATACAGATATATTTTTAAAATATTATGATGAAAAAGAAACAATTTCACAAATAACAACAAAACCACAAGATCATACATTTATGAAATATGTTATACAGAAATCAAATGGAACATCAAAAAAACAAATATTTGATGATTATTTATCAAGAATGAAATTATATACTGGATCAGAAAAAGTATCTTTAGATTCTGAACATTGTACAAATTGTAATATAGCAAGAGAAGAGAATTTATCTGAAGGTATATTAGTATGTCCTGAATGTGGATCAGAAGAATATTTAATGGTTGTATCAGATTTTACAGGATTTAAAGATCCACCAAAAGAAAGAAATAATTATGCATATAAAAAAATTAATCATTTAAATGAAATTTTAAATCAATTTCAAGCAAAAGAATCAACAATAATACCTGATGATTTAATGAATGAAGTTATAATAGAAATACGAAAACGTAGAATTAAAAATATAGCAGATTTATGTGAAAAAGATATTAGAGAAATTTTAAAGAAATTAAATCGTAGTAAATATTACGAACATGCCGCGCACATATTATCTAGACTCAATGGAAATCCACCACCAACAATCACCCCGGAAATTGAAGAGAAAATACGTACAATGTTTAATGAAATTCAAGCACCATTTCTTATGTATTGTCCTAATGATCGTACTAATTTCCTTAGTTATTCATACATTTTATATAAATTTTTCGAACTTTTAGAATTAGATGAATATAAAGTATATTTTCCTTTGTTGAAATCAAGAGATAGATTAATTTCACATGATCAAATATGGGAAAAAATATGTGAATATTTAAGATGGGAATTTATTAGATCAGTATAAAACGGAAAAAGCTTAACTCAATAACGCAATATATAAAAATATACAATGCATCCATGGAAAATTGAACAATTTCAAGAAAAAAGATCAGAGATATATGAATTTATGAAAAAACTATCATTACATATTGATCAAGAATTTCGTCATATTCTAATTCATGCTCCTGTAAAATGTGGAAAACGTGTAATGGTAGAAACTCTAACAAGAATCTTGCCAGATTATAAACATTATTACGTTTGTTCTTTGAATAGAACAGATGTAAAAATTCAAAAAGAAGAATTGGCAGAATATGGTGTATCACTACATTTGACGTCAAATAAAGATGAAACTCAAGCAGCTATTAATGCTGTAAATTATGATTTGAATTATAATAATCAAATTATTATTCATTGCGATGAATGTGATTATGGTTCTGGTAGAAATCAAAACTTAAATCCTTTATTTACAAACTTTATGGAACACTTAGATGTAATATTTATTTATTATTCTGCTACTCCTGAAGAAACTATGTATTCACAACTTTCACAACGTGATGATTATTTGATGCTTCAATTTGAACCTCCTTCATCATATAGAGGAGCTCAATATTTTGTAGATAATGGATTAGTATTTGGACCTTTTCCGTGTCTTCAAAAAGAAGAAGGAATTATTACACCAACAGAACATATGAAACAAGTTGTTCGTGATAGTATTACTTCAGAAAGAAATATTGGAGTAATTCGAATAGTTGGACGTGTATTTTCAACCGAATTAATTAAAGCAAATTCTAAACATATTGAAACTGAATTAAATCGTCTTGGATTTTCAAGACCATTTACTATTAAAGTGATTGGTGAAAAAGATAAATTTGAATGGGAAAATCGTGAAATTTGCGGAGGATATACAAAAGCTCCACTTGAAAGAAATTATATTTTCTTTATTAATCAAACTTGCACGCGTGGAACTGATTTGAATGGTTGGCATTTTCGTCTAGCATTTTGGCATGATGTAAGACAATCAAAAACTGCGTCAAGCACATTACTTCAAGCTATTTTACGTCCATCATATTATGTAACAAATTATATGAAAGACGGTATTCCTCAAGAACAACCTATTCGTATGTATGTTTCTGAAAATGCTATGCAACTTGCAGCTTCAAATGATATCCAAGAATATTTATCTAAAGGTGGTAAACCACCATGTAGAACAAAACCTGCTTATGTTCATACTGATGCAATTTATGAAATTCATAAAGGTTCTTTAGAAGAAGTAAATTTAAATCTTCCTGAAGATGAAAAAATTAATCCTGAAACTTATGAAAAAGAAGGAGAATTTCTAAAAACTGGAAGAAAACTAGGTATTGGTTCAAATAGTATACCAAATCGTCCTGCAAATGTAGAAGAAGTTGAATCTAGATTAAAAGCTCAATATAGTAGAACAAGATTTGTAAAAATCCCATGTTATTATGATTTGAGAAATCCTGAAACATTATATTGGATTGCTGTTAAAAAATTATCAGCACAAAGTAATCATCGTGCAAGACAACCCCTGTA